GTGACGGTAACGCGTTCTTTTATGATTTACCCCACTCCCGTCAATGCCGTATAGGGGTGCCGGGTGTTAGGTGAGAGGTTTGTTGCCTCGTCGTTGATTGCATTTTCTGTGAGCCGGTGCCAGAGGGCTGCCGGGGTCGCCTGGAATGAGGTGGTCGGCTTCTACCCTGTCACCGTACTGGAAGGCCCCCCCGCATAGGTGGCAATGTGTTGCAATAGCTTTTATTTGTTTAGCCCGTCTACGGTAATCAGCGTTGTAAAGTTCTCGTTTCTTGGCCTTGCGTTCGGGGGAGTCCACCCGTATAGGTTTGCATCCCCCACAGTATGAATTGCCACGGGTTAGTTTTCCGCATGTTAGGCAGGGCGAGTTGAATGGCATTTTTATTGCGCTGATTGACCGGACTTAGCCACCCACAGGTTCATGATGTCGATAAAGTCGCGCACGGTAAGGTCTTGTAACACCTCGAAGTCCGTATCGCTGAACGCTATCTCTGCTGCGTCGAACAGGATCATGAGTTCGTCACCGGTCTGCATCTCTCGTGCCATGCGTAAATCGACAATGAATGACACGGGGAGTGTGAAGAAGTTTTGGGCGACAGCACGGAAGTCTTTGTGATGTAGCTCGATGGGTGGGGGATCCATGCGGAAGTTCATAGTAGGTCTATCTTCCCACGGAACGGAACGCCAGCTTCTAGTTCGAAGCAGGTCAGTGCTGGTGTGCTGTCACCTCCACCGCCCTGTGAACGGGTGAACCAGTCTGACCCGTTGTCCATTGTTGAGGCTTGTATCCACCAGCGTTCGGTTCCCTCAGTGCCGGAGAACTGTTCGCACCTATGGTGGTGGAAGTGACCGGAGATCATCAGGGTCGCTGCTGCAAGATAGGTGTCGTTGAATACGGCCTTCGACCAAAACAGTTGGAACGCGTCAGGTCTAGCAACCTGGTGACCGTGGATAGCTCCAAGAATGTGTGAACCGTCACCGAACACGTCGAACGCGAACCCCTCATCGTGAGGTTGCGGGATAAGCCAACGTTCCACCGGGAGCCCAACCTCGGTGGCGAGGCGTCGAACCTGTTGCAGAATGACAACACCCCAATCGTCAACACCGGGTCGGCCCACGGTTTGCTTTTGCACACGGTACTGGCAGTGATTCGAGGCAACGGATCCGTAGGTGACCGGGGCGTACTTGCAGGCGAGCTTTATCAAATCCCAGATGAGTGCTGCAGCCAGGTCTGTCTGTTGCATCGGTGACAGCGTGTTCGACGTCACTTGCTCCATGTCAGCCTTGTTGCTTATCCCCTCCACGATGTCGCCCATGTCGAGGATGACAATGTGGTCGTAGTTGCCTGCCTTGAGCTTGTGCTCGATACGGGCATAGCTGGCATGGATACGGGCGATGCTCTCCTCGTGACCGCCTCGGCTGCCGAACTTACCAATCTGGAAGTCTGCCGGTGCTATGACGTAGGTGCGAGAGTTGCCGGACTTTTTCACCGGCTTCACCTTTGTACGTTTTGCCTGCGCGTACAACGTCGGCAAGTCTAGGTCTGTCACCTTCTTGCGGAAATGGAACCGGTACGCGGTCAGCCACTCCCCATCCCAGCGTTGCCACTGTGACGTTCGAGGTGTGCCAACAATCTCGTACTCGTCAGCCGGGTAACCGCGTGCCTCTAGGAACTCGTCAAAGTTCGGGGCATCCGGTAGACCTTCGGTTGTTGCTGTGCCTTCGTTCCCGTCGAACTGTAGACCGGGGCGAAAGTCTTTTGGTGCTGTTACCTTCTGAGCTGGTTCCAAGTTCTCAAGCATGTTTCCACCTTACTTGCAGGAGCAGAGTTTGTGACGATGTTTGCGAATAGCCTTCTCCGAGATACGCAGGCCACGATCCGTTAGGGCGCGGGCGAGCGGGGTGTGACCCCAAGCCTCCTGGTTGGTCAGGGCGTTGCCGAGAATGGTTTGGTCGGCCTCGTCAAGCTTCCCCAGGAGGGTTCGGACAGCGCACGGAGTAACGTACTCCGGTGGGTGCATATCCTCAAGCATCAGCCCTGGTCGTGTCAATGAGCTTGTACGCCACCTCGAGGAACCACGGGTTCAGGTTGCGGGTAGTAGCGCACTCCTTCAGGGCGTGAGCGAGGGCGTTGCGGATCTGGTCGAAGTCCTCATCCCAGACGAGTTTGTCATCCTGGAGTAGTTGTGCTGCGAGGGTGTAGGGCTCGAATAGTTCCTCGCTGATTTTGAGGGCTTGCTTGTGCAGTGTTGCTTGAACGTTAGACATGGTGTCCTCCTTTGTAGGTTGTTAGGAGTTTATTCCGGGAGGTCTAGGAAATCGAAGGATTGAAACGCCTCGTTATCAAACTGTGACAATTCGTTGACACGCACGAAAGCACCAGGTTCACGGCTGTCTGCGTACACCTTCCAGGCCAGGGTTCGGATTACCTGCGAATCATCGTCATAAACAACACCCGTCAGCGAGTCACCAACCCCGCGAATGAGCTTGTCCAAGTCAGGCGGAACCGTAGGATATGGGCGTTTCACCGTAGACACAGAAGAAGGCCGGTCAAGGTAGAACATAACTTCCAACTCAACCGGCCCTGACACGCGAGCCCAACCGCTTACGGTGACCGCGTGCTCTGCAGCTTCCCTGACCGCAGACCTCCATGCTGGAAGAAACTTGCTGGATTCTATAAACCTGTTGTTCCCAATGCTCTTTTTTGAACCTTGAGGAGCGGGTCGGCCTAGAACATCAAACGTTATCTCCACGCCCTCCAGGGTAGCGTTTCGGCTTCACAAAACTCATTAGAACCGCCAGACACAACAGAGAGCCGAAAACCCATCCGAGAACACTCGTGACGTTCGTTTCGACCTGATACGCGAGGAGCAGGTAATTGATACCCATAGCGAAGGCGAGGATACGACCAAAGTTCTCCATCAGAATGGGGCTTCCTCGGTGATACCGCCAGGAGTAGCAACAGGCCACACCTCGTTCAGTGCAGCATGACCGGACTTCTCCACAACCTGGTTAGCTGCAGGCTCGACAGTCTGAGCGCGTACCTTGATTGAGAAGCCGGAGGATCCGTCACGCTTCTGAAAGACGTTCGTGCCGGTGATCCTGCCGGTCACGACAACCTGTTTAACACCGTCGAGCGGTGCCCTGTTATCCGTGGTCACGTCGTAAATTGTCTTATCGACGGTTTCCCACTCGTCTTGGTGATTCTTTTTCCTGACATCGACAGACACCTTCAGTGCGCGACCCCACTCAAAATCCTTCACATCGTTGAGCCAACCGGTCAACTGAATCTGTGCTTCATTCTTAACCATTACTTACCCTTCCTTATCGAATCCGATAACATGCGCGATATTCGTGCAGTCATTATGCCCGCAAGCTCTGACACCAGGGAAGATAGGCTTCCCGTCGTCGTCGATTGGGGTGATCTCGTCGGCTGCAAAGAAGCCATGCCAAGGCATACACTTCCCGTCAGCTGTGAGAGAAATAGTTTGCACTTTTCGTGCCCTACAGCTCGCGCAGAGAATAACCTTCCCCCGCCTGCTCGATACAGTCCAACGGTAACCGCAACGCTCACACTGAACCTCCGGCATCTAACGACCTACGGGCAATCTCGAGCTGGGCTTCTGTGAACTCATAACGCTTCACCCTAGCCGGTTTCCTCGGAGTTTTCACGCGCTTCGGCGGTGTGTACTCAGCCTCCGGTGCCGGAGCCTCCACCCGTGCCAACATGCGCTCACGAGCCCAATAATCCTCAGCACGTTTCCCCAGCCGTTTCTTCATCATGATCTGCTCCCACTGGTCAGGGTGCTCCTCACGCAGTTTCTTCAAGTCAATGCCGAGCTCCTCAGCCCAGAGAACCCGCCTGTGATTCGTAATCATCGGATCCTCACAAGAAGTACCGAATCCCGTACCGGGTCACGCCGGTCAGCATCACACACCAACGCAATCGCATCAGCAGACAACGGCTCAACACCGCCCTCAATGTAATACGGCAGAATCTCGGTCATTCTTCAATACCCTTTCAAATCGGCGAGCCCGCTCCAGCTCAGCAATATATTCAGTCCGGCCATAACGCCACAGCAAGCGCGACATTGTAGGAACGCTGCGCCCTAACTGCTCACAAGCCATCACAGCGCTCATCCCGTTCGTGACAAGCCACTCGTACTCATCGCAAACCTCGCCACCCTTCATGCTCGGCATCACCAAGCCTCCTTCGCCTTATAGACGTGAGTCATAGCCCACGAGTGTCGGTCATCAACCCGCATATAGTCAGCCTGCGCGAAAATCAGAGAACAACAATCCAAGCACTCCAGGATTCGAAGGTTGTGCTCCTCGCAGATAGGTTGCGGATCTGACTTCCAATCAGCCTCCTCCAACTGTCTAGCCTCAGACACTAATTGCTCATCAGCTTTCGACTTGGCACGCTTAGCACCAGCCACAACATGACCGACATTCAAATACACGTCAGGCTTCTGCCTGAAATGCTCCTCGACGGCCTCCGTAGCGTAGACCGGAGCAACATCCTTCAACATTGCAGCCCAAGCCTCAACGACATCCTCAGATATCTTCCGCTGATCTAAAATTGACACCAAAGTCAATAGCGCTCTCGCTTGTACTTTGTCCACTTGATTCCACCTCTTTCTGTTCTCCTCGTAATAATTGCATGGATGCTCGGAAGTTCTCAACATTACGCTCCGAGTTTGTTTTGTCTTTGTCCCGTTTCTTATAGGGCTCATCTTCCCAACGCTCTTGATTCAACCAAGTAGTCGCCAGCGGTGTGAAGTCATAAGGCCGGTGGGGATCGTCACGGAAGCTCCGAACCCTATCCAGCAAATAATCCGGTTGCACTTTGTCGAGTGCTTTTTCGTAAGCCTTAGCTGCAGCACCTTTGCCTCGCTTGAGCGGGTAAGCCTGCCAGAAATCATTGAAGTGAACTTGTAACTCGTCAGGAGAGTAATTCTTAACTTCTGTTTTTCTAGTTAACTGGTCTTCTTTAGGCTTGGTCTTCTTATGCGCCTTGTTAGCCTTCGTAGGCTGAACCTTCGTAGGCTCAACCTTCGTAGGTTCCCAGGCCACCCCTGTTGGGTCGGTTGTTGTGTAGTCATATCCCGCTAGGAAGCCTTTTTCGTTGTGAACTTGCTCCTCGGATCGCTCGAGATAACCGTGAGCCATCAGCTCATTGATTATGCGTCGAACTTTGTCACGACCTATGCCGTTGACGTGAGCGAGTGATTGCAGCGAGATTCGCCAGCCCTCGGTGTGACTCAGCAGCTGCGCGTAAAGACCGCGAGCCTCGAGGCTTAGCCTGCTGTCCCTGAGATATGAGTTAGGGATCTGAGTGAAGTGATCATCAAAATCATGATGGCCTCTGATAAGTGCCATTGTGCTCCATTCCCCGGCTTATCCCGTAGAATGGAATCCGCCGGTAGTGTAGTTACCGGTATTTATGTGAGGGTCGGAGTGTGAGCTTCGGCCCTCACTCTAACTATACCGTTAGAACGGTTGGTCGCTCCAAGTGCTCAAAACCTTACCACCATCAGGCAGCAGAAAATACCACTTGAACACGGTGCAATCGAACACTGGCATCTCCAGGCGCTCCCACACCGGCAGTTTGTGACCCCAACCCCGAGCCGACGCAGCCAACTCAGCATCCGACTCCATCAGCCCGTTCCATGACGAGCAAATCATCATCAGATTATCCGGCGTATCCAAAAGTTTCGACCCACCCATGCCACGATTCTTCCGGTGATGAGGAACCAAATCCTCCTCAACCCCACAATGCCAACAATGACTGTCGCGTGCTTGCACGAGCTTGAGGACTTTCTTCGGCACCGCCATAAAGCTAGTTTATACTTAGGGCGGGGATGATATGGGTTCGACGTTAGGCAAAACGGCATGTCCGAGCCGAGCGGAGGCGGGTTCGATTCCCGCCATCTCCACAAATATAGTACCCGTGCCATATTCGCGAACATAGCAATTTGCAAAGCTCTAACCTTACAAACTTGAGCACCGCCCCAGGGAATCGAACCCCGACCCACGCTTTTGGAGAGCGTCATGCAGCCATAACACCTGAGCGATAAATGTTGCTCTAATCCCAGGTTAGCAACACTTCGGAGGCTAGGTGAGGGTAAGGAATAATCCTTACTTATCGTCAGAATCAGATAAGGGTGCCTTATCGGGATTCGGCAATGGCTCGAAATCCTCCAGCTCCTCCAACCAGCGAAGAAACTCGTCACCGTCATCAAACTCCGCCACAGAAGTCCTCACAGCTTCATCTCCGCCTGCACCATCTTCGCAGCAGTCGCCTGCGCCATAATCGCGCTTTCAATTGCCCTCAGCTTTGCTCGAACACGATCCACCTGCGCTTTAGCAAGATCGCGTGCAAGCCTCGCATCCGACGCCTCAAGTTTGGCTTTCGCCTGCCTTTCTGCAACCGAGCCTGAAGCCGATATAAAGGCCCGAGCCTCGATTGTGTCAAGCTGATTCTCACATCGAGCCAAAAGTTCCAAAACCTCCGCATAAACCTCAACACCTTTACGATTCTCTGCCGTCAACTCAGCGAGTTCTTGCACTATCTGTGACGCAATCACACAACATCACCAACCTTTCCATGAGCGCAATCCTGAAAACCTCCGCGTCAGGGTCATTTCTTGCCAGACTTTCCCGGTACGCCTGCGTCAACTCCTGCACGCTTGCTGCCAGAATCCAATGCCTCGGCATACTCTTTGACCTTCGCTAACTCGGTGGGTGACGCCCCCGCCAATTGTGCTTCAGACCACAACAACCGGAGTGCATCAATGTCTGCAATGCTACTAGCCTCAGACACCCAGTCACGTTTCTTCTGGGAGGTTTCGTGACGTTGGACTTTCTGCATCTCCTCCGCCGAAGGCCTCTTGGCACCGGTGAACTCCCCACCCAGGTCAGCCAAACACCTTCCCAAAACTGAGGTCGCGCAATTTTCCACCATACTGACACGATTCACAGGGCTCGAATCAATACGCTCCTCCGCGTAATCAATCGTCACCGGCACAGTGTCGTCACGATCCAAGTACACCTCACCACGCATCACAACCTGTTCCGGGCTGAAATGCACAAGCTCAGTGTGCAGCCGCCCCGAAGGGTACTTCTTCCAAAAGGCATCTATCCTCTCGGCAACCGTACTGTATTGAGAAATATCAAACCTCGCCATAATTGTCCTCCAAATAGTTAGCAATCACACCTGCAGCGAACTCAGAAACCCCGAGCCCCGCCTCATTCGCAGCCGTCAACAACTTTTCATAATCCTTAGCGTCAAGCTGAATCGTCAACGTTACCCAGTTCATCAGCGACCCCTAACCATGACAGTCACATCCGAACGAATCCACTGGGAAATAGTCCTCACCGGCACATCAAACATGCTCGCAATCTCCTTACGCCCCACACCAAGATTGTCGAGTTTGATAGCACGAATCTGGCAGCGGGCCAACAACTCAGTAGCCTTCACCTTCGCCTGCCGGAACTCCTCTGACAACTCACGCACCTCAGCACGCACAAGCGAACGAATCTCATCCGCCTCCAAACGATCCGACAGCTCACGAATAAGCTCCGGTGTTATCTCATGCAACTGTAATTTCATCGCACACCCTTTCCCATAAATCGTCAGCCACCTTGACCAACGAAGCAATCATCGCCTCATCCCGCTCCATAGTTATCACCTTCGGTTCAAACCAGCCAGGCAGAAAAGCGCCGTCACGTTCCTCACGGAGCATCCAAGCGAAGTAACACATTGACGCACCCGTCACAAACAACTGCCACTGCACCTGCCTCCGGTATTGCACAGGGATCCGTTCAGGGTTCCAATCCTTCCCCGTCGTCTTGACCTCGCTGATAGCGTCGTGACCGAGCGTGAGCCCGTCAGGGGTCGCCAGGTAATGATCCGACACCGCCGACGAGATGAGCCAATCATTCGGCATCACACCGTAAGCATCTTTCAAGTGCATAGAAATCGGCCCTTCCCATGCCCTACCAAAAGCCATGTAAGGGTTATCCATCTCCACAAAGTCAGCACGGTAATCCTCGACAGCTTGCTCGAAACCTCCAGGCCCCGCGGCAGCCTTCGCCACCTGAGTTGCTGTCACACCCTCACGCCTAGCAGAAAGCCACCGTTCCGCTGACACGTTCTTCGACGCCACAAACCTCCACGGTTCAATCATCGCCCGTGCATCCTGTCCCAACGGGCCTTAGCCAGTTGATAAGCTTCCTCAACAATCTCGTCACCAGCCTCACTCTTGATTACCTGCAGGGCGTTATAGTCGCGCTCCCACAGGGCACCATTGTCGGAGTAACACGAGACCCATTCTTGAATCATCAAGTCCGCCAGCTTGTGCGCCTCAATATGTGTCACATTGTCACGATCCATCAGTGTCCTCCTCTAGGATTAGGTTATGGGTGACCACAGACAAACAACCTACCGCGACTTTTCCCAGGCCATCGAGGACAACGGCGGTGCGCCGTGCCAATCCTCCCCAGACATTTTCTTCCCCGAGGACTTCCCCCACAAGAAAGTTAGGGATTGCGCCATTCAGGCAGCCAAAGCCCTCTGTGCAGAATGCCCGCTCCAAACCCAATGTTTCGCTTACGCTATCGAGAACGATGAGCGTTGGGGAATCTGGGCGGGCACCCTGCCTCACGAGCGCTAACCATCCTCTGGTTCGTTATCCAGCGGTGTGTACCCGTTCAACTCGTTCAAGTGCAGCCGAAGCACCTGAGCCTGTGTGCGAGTCAAAGACAACGTGCCGGGCTCCCCCACCTGCCACACATCATCCCTCAGCCGAACGGTTACGTCACGCCCGTCAAAGTTCACATCCATCATTTCCTGTCACCCTTCACAATGTTCAACGAAGCCCAAGCCAGCAGACCCAGGCCGATAAGTGTTGACCCGTTCACCACTGCAAGCGGGTTCAACATTCCAGGGAGCAACGTGAAAAGTGCGCCCGCAACAAACACGAACCACCACCTCACAACACCACCACCAAAATCACGGCACCCACCACAACGCTCAACGCCACGAGTGTCCACCCAAGCAAACAGTTCGTGTTCCGTCGCTCCCGCAGAGAACGCCGTGTCACGATAGGCACCTGCACCCCAACATGATCCGTGGCGGGTTTCGGTGCCGGAGGGTTCAGCTCGTTCGCATACAACACGAGCGCCCTTTTCAGCTTCACCTCGTCAGTCAAAATCGACCAACGCTCCTGCGCCGTCAACTTGTGCTGGTGTGCTTTATCCCAAGCCACAATCTCCCGCAGCTCGTCATCGTGAATCTCCTGAAGCTCTATCTCCAGGTTCTTGAAGTACCCCATTGTTGTCCACCTTTCTTGAGGTTGTCCACGACTATACACCAAAACCATAGAAATCCGGTAGCATTGACACTATGGAAGATTTGAGAAGCTACGACGACCTCACCCTAGAACAGCTCGGCGACCTCCGAGCATGGCAACTGGAGCGCCTAGAACGGGTTTCACAAGCCCTCAGAGCCCGCGTGAGAGCCGAACACACCGAGGGTGACAACATCCAGAAGCTTGCCAAGAAACTCGGCGTTACACGGGCGACAATCTACGCCTGGCTGTCGGAATGAAACCGGGCAGACCTCGCACCATAGCCGGTGAAAAATCGGTGCAGGCGAGTTTCTCTGTGTCGCTTGAAGAATACAAAGCTTTGAAACTAGAAGCCGAGAGAACTGGTATGAGTCTAAGCGCGTGGCTCCGCGCACAGGTCACAAAGTAAAAACCCCCGCGAGGTGGAATCGCAGGGGCTTTCGATGGTTACCTTACTGGCATGAATCGCAGTGAAGCAAATCCATCGGATCCACTGGCACAGCGTAGCCGTCAAGGTTCTCAATCAGGTCTGCCATTACTCTGCACCCTTGTCGTAGGTGAGTACTGAGGTGAGTAGCGACATTACACCTGCGAGAGCTGACACAGACAACACCTGCACCCAGTCCACATCCAACAAGCCTGCAGCATTCACACCGATTGTTGCGAGTGCAACCTGAGCGCAAGTTTTCACCGCACGCTCAAGCGAGTAGTCAAAATAGTTCTTTAGCTTATCCATCAGGGTTTCCTCCTTTATGTAGTGTCTTATCTTCCCACACAGCACCGAAAATGTAGCTCGTGAGAATCAGGGTAATCAAAGCTACACCACCAGTCACCAGGTCGCTGATGTCTGTGATGTTGCCGGTGAGTGCAGCAATGGTGGAGCCGATGAGCATGATCGCACCAATAATGAACGATGCCAGGATGTAGCGCCGCCGATTTTTCCAGGAGGGTTTAGCCATGATGTACCTCAGTCCTTTCAGGTAGGCATCTATTACACGCCGGATCACAGTCACAACACCCACTCACGCGGTCATCACCGCAATCAACGGGGACACGATTGCAGCCAAGAAACCAAACCCACCAATGGCCTGCCACATCCTCATCTCGAGTTTGCGAATACGGTTCTCGTGGTCTTCAATCTTATCTTCAGCGTCAGGGAGGGAGTTGGCAATTTTCTCCAGCAGTTTTCCCTGCCGTTGCACTTCCTGGTAAATGTCGCGCATGGACACCTTCACCGTTGTTGTGTCGTTGTGTTCCTCAGTCATTTG